CCATTGACAACTGCAATGGAAGGCGACTTTGACACTGGTAACGTAAGATACAAAGCTAGAGAAAGATACTCTTTCGGAGTTTCTGACCCTAGAGGTATTTTTGGTTCGCCAGGAGCGTAATCAATAATTTTTGTGGCGGGACATAGTCTCGCCACAATTTAAAAATAGAAAGATAAAACCATGAAAAAATTTACAGTAAACATTTGGGCGTATGATCATCACGCTAGATTTACAGTAGAATCAGAAGATTCCCCAACATCACTAGAACAATCAATCCTTGACAAACTTGGAGAAAACAGTATAGTTTGGGAAAACCTTGGAGTCAGCTATGATAACAAGGTTAATAGAATAACCTATGAGGAGGTTATAGATGATACAAGACCTATACAAACAAAAAAGGTCCTTGGAGTTGAAGTGGGAACAGGAGCATCTGGATAATAACAGATATACTCTTGAGATGGTTAGAATTGACGATAAAGTCAAACAAATCATCACAGATATCAAGCTTGAAGAAGCTAGAATCGCTCACATACAGAACAATATAGAAGGTTCTGCTCCTGAAGTTTCAGTAGCTTCTTAAGATAAAAGCTACATCGTTGGAAAACACCATCCACACTACAGGATCTCTTGCACTCTACTCAAAACTAGTATATAAATTACTTACTATACATTAATTAATATTCTGCATGGACGCAGTATAGTCGACGGCCTAGAGACTATGTAGAATACAACTAGGAGAATAATCATGGCTAAAACACTATTTAGAGGACCAGTACTGCAAGGTAAATTTAACGAAGCAGGTTTAACTGGATTTAATCTAGAAAACAAAGCAGCTAACTACACAGTTACAAATGCAGATTCTGGTAAAACTTTTACATCATCTACTGATGGTGTGGTATTTACTTTACCTGCAATTTCTATTGGAAGAGTTTTTACTTTTGTAAACACTGCTCAAGATGGAACTAACACTTTAACTATTAGCCCAAATGCTAATGATGGTATTTTGTATGCTGGATCTTTAACAGATAATAAAGATGTAATTAATACAAAAGCTACATCAAAAGTTGGTGACTTTGTAGTATGTGCATCTTTAAACTCAACAACACACTGGACGATTGTTGATGTGCAAGGTGTATTTGCAAAAGAAGCGTAATAATTAATTTAGTGTGGGCCTCCGGGCCCACATATTAATTTTAAGGAGAAAATATGGATTCAGATCAGAAAACATTAAATATGGCAGTCATTGGAACTGATACTTTAGCAAGAGGAGCTAGAACTAGAATTACTTCTATTCAAGGTTTAGGAATAGCAGCTTCTACTTTAACTCTATATGATTCAGCAGATGCAGCAGCACCAGGAACAGCAGTAGCTGTTTATAAATATGGAACTGAAGGATTAGAAGTTTATATTCCTGGTTCAGGTATCAAGTTTGAAAATGGTATTGTTTACAATTTAGCTGGAGCAGGCGGAAGCGTTACAGTAACAATTACAGGAGCGTAAGCTCATGGCTAACACAACTTCTGGAACTACAGTTTTTGATAAAAACTTTTCTATTGATGAAATAGTAGAAGAAGCTTTTGAGCGACTGGGTATCCAACAAGTAACAGGTTATCAATTAAAGACCTCAAGAAGATCTTTAAATATAATGCTTCAAGAATGGGGCAACAGAGGTATTCACTATTGGGAAATAGGAGAACTTGATCTTGATTTAATACAAGGACAAGCTGAATATAAATTTTATAGAGCATCTTCTGATGGCACAAGTGCTACTTCAAATCCAAACGGTATTTATGGAATGTCCGATGTCCTTGAAGCGCAATTAAGAAGTAATAGAACAGCAACAGATCAATCAGATAGTCCTATGACAAAAGTTGATAGATCAACTTATGCAGCTTTTTCAAATAAACTTTCTCAAGGTACACCTAATCAATATTGGGTACAAAGATTTATAGATCACGTTAGTATTAATGTTTACCCTACACCTGATTCAACTAATGCATCTAAAGATATGCATTTCTATTACATAAAAAGAATTCAAGATGTAGGTGCTTATACAAATGCAACAGATATGCCTTTTAGATTTGTACCTTGTATGGTTTCAGGTTTAGCTTATTATTTATCAATGAAGTACGCACCACAAATGACTCAACAAATGAAATTATTTTATGAAGATGAATTTCAAAGAGCATTACAAGAAGATGGTTCAGCTTCTAGTACATTTATTACACCTAAAGCTTATTACCCAGGAACATAATGTCTAAGTACGCAACAGGGAAACATTCAAAAGCAATTTCTGATAGATCAGGTATGGAGTTTCCATATAAAGAAATGGTAAGAGAATGGAATGGTTCTTTTGTTCACTACACAGAATATGAACCTAAGCAACCACAACTTGAACCAAAACCAATAGGTGGTGATGGTATTGCTTTGTTAAATGTTAGACCTGATAGAACAGAACCAATTACAACTGTTATGATTCCTCAAGATGGTTTTGAAACATACCAAGCAGGATCAGGTGTTATAAATGTAAATGTTCCAGGACATGGTTTAACAAATGGTACAACTTATTTATTTAGAGGACCCCCTACAATATCACCAGGAACAGGAACATCAACTAATCCTGTTTTTGCTTATGCAACTATTCCCAATTTTGATGGAATAACAGGTGCACAAATAGGTCAAGGTTCAGGATATGCTATCACAACTGGTTTGTTTCAAAATGGAGTAAGAGTTTCAACAGACTTTGCATTAAGTAATTTTTTCTATTTTACAGTTAACGCAGATACTGCTACAACAGGAAATGTAAAAGGAGGAGGTTACGGTTGTTCCGTTGGACCTATAACAATAACACCATGATAAATAAAATTTGGAATTGGATAAAAAATATATTTACACCTGAAAAACAAGATCCTCATCTTGAAATATATGAAGAAGTGAGAACAGATAAACAAGATAAGATACGTAGAAAACATGGAGGATCAGAATAATGGCTTATACTTTAGCAAACCTACAAGACGATATTAGAAACTACACAGAAGTAGATGACTCTGTATTATCTAATACTATTCTAACAACAATTATTAAAAATGCTGAAAACAAAATTTATAGAGAAGCTGATTCTGATGATAATAGATTTTATGCAACTTCAAACTTAGCAGCTGGTAGTAGATATGTAACCATACCATCTGATTTAAGATTTATTAGATATGTACAACTAACAGATTCAAATGGTGATCAAACTTTTTTAGAAAAAAAAGATACTAGTTATATGGCTGCTTTTTATGACACACCTGGAACTGCATCTGGGATACCTAAATATTATGCTAACTGGGATGCTAATTATTGGGTAGTAGCACCTACGCCAAATAGCACTAATTTAATAACTCTAGCTTATACAAAACAACCAGATTCAATAACAGCTTCACCAGGAAGTACACAAGGTACTTACACAAGTAATAAATATCAGGATTTACTTTTGTATGGATGTCTGGTAGAAGCATATGGATACTTGAAAGGTCCTGCAGATATGTTACAATACTACGCGCAGGCATATGAAAAAGCTTTACAATCGTATGCGATCGAACAACAAGGTCGTAGACGCCGAGACGAATATCAAGATGGTGTTATTCGAACTCCTTTAAAATCACCATCACCATAATAATAATTAAGGAGACAAATAAATGGCAAATATAGTACCTGACTCTTTTAAAACAGACCTACTTGGTGGTACGTTTGATTTTGATTCATCTGGTGGATCAACTTTTAAACTAGCGCTTTATACATCAATAGCTGGTTTTAGTACTTCAACAACTGCTTATACAACTTCCAATGAAGTTTCTTCATCTGGAACAAACTATACTGCAGGCGGAAATACTTTAACTAATAATGGTGTAGCGATATCAAGTAACATTGCATACGTTGACTTTGCAGATTCTACTTTTAGTTCTGTAACGTTATCAGCAGTAGGAGCACTGATTTATAAAGGTACAAGTAATGAAGCTGTATTAGTTTTAGACTTTGGCGGAACAAAAACTGCAACTAACGGTGATTTCGTTGTTCAGTTTCCAACTGCTAACTCATCTGATGCAATCATTAGACTTGGCGACGCGTAATAAAATTTTGGAGTAGTAATGGCTTTAATAGTTAACGATAGAGTTAAAGAAACAAGTACAACTACTGGAACAGGAACTTTTAGTTTAGCTGGTGCAGAAACTGGTTATGAAGGTTTCGTTGCAGGAATTGGAACTGGTAATACAACTTACTATGCGATTGAATTAAATTCAGCTGGTGAGTTTGAGGTAGGTATTGGTACAGTAACCGATGCTTCACCTGATACTTTATCAAGAACAACAATTATCTCATCATCAAATTCTGATAATGCGGTAAACTTTTCTGCAGGTACTAAAAATGTTTTTTGTACACTACCAGCGAAGAGAGCTATGTCACCATCTATGACAGCTACAGGTTATGTTGTAACACATGCAACAACACTTGATGAAACTCAAACAGTTGCTTCAGGAGTATTAGCAGGACCAGTTACAGTAACTGGTACACAAACAATAACAGGAACGGTAGTAGTAGTTTAATGAGTAAAATAGAAGTAGATGCAATAGATAAACAAAGTGGTTCAACCTTAACTTTAGGTGGATCAGGCACAGCTGTGACTTTAGCTAGTGGCGCTACTCAAACAGGTTTTGGAAGATCAGGTTCAGTTAATTGGGATACAACTCCAAAGACAGCAACATTTACAGGTGTCAGTGGAAATGGATATTTTGTTAATACTACAGCTGGAGTAGTTACAGCTAACTTACCAGCTTCTCCAAGTGCTGGAGATATTATGGCAGTTCTCGATTATGCAGGAACAGCAGACACAAACAATATTACAGTTGGAAGAAATGGATCAAACATAAATGGAGCTGCTTCTGATCTTACAATATCTAAAGAAAATTCTGGTATAATTTTGGTTTATGTAGACGGTACACAAGGTTGGAAAAATACTGAAACATCAAACATAAATGATATTACTTTAATTCCAACTTTTATAACAGCAACAGGTGGAACAGAGACAACTTCAGGAAATTTTAAAATTCATACATTTACAGGACCAGGAACTTTTACTGTTTGTTCAGTAGGTAATGCAGCAGGATCAAGTACAGTAGATTATTTAGTAGTAGCTGGCGGTGGAGCAGGTGCGACTATTGCTTCTAATAATACAGGAAAAGGAGGAGGAGGTGGGGCAGGAGGCTATAGAGAATCATCAGGAGCAGCTTCTGGTTGTTACACAGTATCTCCTTTAGGATCTGGTGTTTCAGCTTTACCAGTTACAGCACAAGGTTATCCAATTACAGTAGGTGCTGGAGGTGCAATTGCACCTACTAGTTCTCAAACAGAAGGAAATTCAGGGGTAAATTCAACTTTTTCAACTATAACATCTGCTGGTGGTGGCGGTGGTGGAGCATCAGCTCCAGGAGCAGCAGGTCAAAATGGCGGTTCTGGTGGTGGAGGTTCATACAGTTGTCAAGTTAGTGGAGGATCAGGTAATACACCTCCTGTTAGTCCACCTCAAGGAAATCCTGGTGGAAATGGTAGACCTTGCGTACCATATTCAGCAGGTGGTGGGGGTGGTGCTACCGTTGCTGGTACTGATGCTACTGATCCCGCTTCAGGTCCCGGTGGCGCAGGAGCCACTTCAAGTATCAATGGTACACCTACAGCGAGAGCTGGTGGCGGTGGAGGAAGTGGAAAATCTTTTGCTCCAACTCCATCTACTACAGGAACTGGTGGAACAGGTGGTGGTGGCGCAGGTGGAACTAGAACTGGTCCTACCGCATCAACTGCTGGAACAGCAGGAACAGCCAATACTGGCGGCGGTGGTGGTGCTGGTAATCCTGGTAGTGGTAATCCTGCAGGATCCGTGGCAGGCGCAGGCGGTTCAGGTATAGTAATAATAAGGTATAAATTTCAATAATTATGACAAGTACAATTAAAGTAGACAATATTCAGGATCAAGACGGTAATAACATTATTAACGAAAATAGTAATACAATTACTATTGGTGCAAGTGGCGATACCGTTACTCTAGCATCAGGTGCATCTCAATCAGGTTTTGGTAGAACAGGGACAGTTGATTGGCAAACAGGATCAATTAAAACAAGCACATTTACAGCTGCTAATGGTGAAGGGTATTTTGTAAATACATCAAGCGGTGCTGTGACTGCAAACTTACCAGCAGGATCTGCAGGTGCCATAGTTTCTTTTTCAGATTACACAAGAACTTTTGGAACAAATAATTTAACTGTTACACCTAATGGTTCAGAAAAAATAGGTGGAGTTGCTGCAAGTGCATATTTAAATGTAAATGGTCAAGCAATTACTTTAGTTTATGTAGATGCAACTGAAGGATGGATAAATATTCAAAACGCTGAAGATACAGAGGTAGGTGTAGTTCCTACTTTCATATCAGCAACAGGTGGTACAATTACAACTTCAGGCGATTTCAAAATTCACACTTTTACAGGCCCTGGAACTTTTACAGTTTGTTCTGTAGGTAACCCTGTAGGATCAGATTCAGTAGATTATTTAGTAGTTGCTGGTGGCGGGGGTGGTGGAAGAGGAAGAGCAGGTGGTGGCGGAGCTGGAGGAGCTAGAGCATCTTCAGGAACTGCTTCTGGAAGCTATACTGCAGGACCAATTGCTGCTTGTGTAGCAGCTATTCCAGTCACAGCACAAGGTTATCCAGTAGTAGTTGGTGGAGGGGGTAGTGGAAGCACAGGCTCTCCAAATAATAATGGGACTATAGGTTCAACTTCATCAGGTCTTTCAATATCATCAGCAGGTGGTGGAGCTGGTTTAGGAGAAAATCAACCGGGTCCTGGTGGAACTGGAGGAAGTGGTGGTGGAGGAGCAAGACGGTGTGATACAGGTCAAAATGGTGGAGCAGGAAATACTCCTCCTGTAAGTCCTTCTCAAGGTAATTCTGGAGGTAATTCTTTTCCAGGTCAAGGCGGTGGCGGTGGCGGAGGTGGAGCAGTTGCTGCTGGTTCTAATTCTGTGCCTGTAGGTGGTGGTGGTCAAGGAGGTCAAGGTGGAACAGGTGTTACAAGTTGCATAACAGCATCTCCTGTAGGATATGCTGGTGGTGGAGGAGGCGGAAACTCTGACGATGGACCTAGTTCAAACTTGCCTAATGCACCAAGTGTAGGGGGTGGTGGAAGTGGTGGTACAGGTATACCTCCAAGTCCAGGTCCTGTTTCATTAGCAACAGCAGGAACTGCTAACACTGGTGGTGGTGGAGGTGGAGGTGCACATAGATATAGTCCTCCTGATAATTATAGAGGTGCAGCTGGAGGATCAGGTATAGTAATAATAAGGTACAAATTTCAATAGGTAAATTATGAGTGAAGTAAAAGTAAATAAAATTAGTCCAAGAACAAATTGTGGAACAGTCACTGTAGGTGATGCAGGAGATTCTGTAACGGTTACAGCAGGAGTTCCAGTAACCGTTAATGGAGATTTAAAATCAAATGCATTAAAAGCAGTTGATGGTGGAAGTATTATTAGTCAATGTGGAACAAATATTACTTTAGGTGCTTCAGGAGATACAATTAGTTTAGCATGTGGTGCAACACAAACAGGTTTTGGTCGTACAGGTACAGTGGATTGGGATACGACTGCAAAGACAGCAGCTTTTACTGCAGTTAGTGGTAATGGTTATTTCGTAAATACAACTAGTGGAGCAATCACAGTAACACTTCCAGCCTCCCCATCAGCTGGAGATATAGTTTCAGTTTCAGATTACAATGGAACAGTAGCAGTAAATGCAATCACTATTGCAAGAAATGGATCTAATATTAATGGAAGTGCTGCTAATTATGATATTACAAAAGCTAATTCAGCAGTAACTTTTGTTTATGTAGATGCAACAGCAGGATGGACAGATGTACAAACTGCAAATACAGCTGATAACCAAAGTCCCTTTATAGTAGCATCAGGTGGTAATACAATTACTACTTGTGGAGATTTCAAAATTCATACATTCACTAGTCCTGGAACTTTTTGTGTAAGTAAAGCTAGTAATACTCCAGCAGAAAATATAGTTTCATATTTGGTAGTTGCTGGTGGAGGAGGTGGAAGAGATGATGGTGGAGCTTCTCAAGGTGGAGCTGGTGGTGGCGGTGGTGGTTTTAGAGAAAATAAAGGTCCAGGAGACACATATACTGCATCTCCTTTAGAAGGTTCAACAGATATAACAATTACAGCAACAGCTTTTCCAATAACAGTTGGAGCAGGTGGAGCTAGACAATCCAATGATGGATCTAATTCAGTATTTTCAACAATCACATCTACAGGTGGTGGAGGGGGTGGAGTTTATACAAACACTCCTGGTAGATCTGGAGGATCAGGTGGTGGTGGTGGAGCTAATGGTGGAGCTGGTGGAGCTGGAAATACACCTCCAGTAAGTCCCCCTCAAGGTAATCCAGGAAGTCCAGCACCAGGAGGTTCTACTCCAGGAGCTGGTGGCGGTGCAGGTGCTGCAGGATCTGGTCAAACAGGTGGAGCTGGAGCAGGAACAAATATTAATACAGCTACGGGAGAATCAGGGCCTGGACCATCAAGATATTATGCAGGTGGTGGTGCAAGTGGAGCACCTCCTGGACCAGGAGGTATAGGTGGCGGAGGAGATCGTCAAGTAGCTGGTGGTGTAAATACAGGTGGTGGAGGTGGAGGTGGTAATTCTGCTTGTACTTCTAAAGCAGGTGGTAGCGGAATCGTAATAATAAGGTATAAATATCAATAATATTTATGTGTTTACTAAAATTTAAAATTAATATATAAGGAGAATAATTATGGCACATTTTGCAAAATTAGGAGCGAACAGTAAAGTTATTCAAGTATTAACTTTGAATAATTCTGATATGTTAAACGCTGACGGAGTTGAAGACGAAGCAGTAGGTCAACAATATTTAGAACAACACAATAATTGGCCTGCACAAATGTGGATTCAAACATCTTACAATACATCAGGTGGTACACACAAAGATGGTGGTACACCTTTTAGAGGTAATTACGCAGGTATAGGTTATACTTGGGACGAGGATGATCAAATTTTCTGGCCTAAAAAACCTTATGCATCTTGGGTAAAACATATTGAATCAGCTTCTTGGAAATCACCAATCGGTGATGCTCCAGCATTAACAGAAGAACAGACTTCACAAAATACAGCTGATACTCATTCTTGGAGTTACGTCTGGAATGAAACTAATACAACTTGGGACTTGACAGACTCAAAAGCATAAATTAAAAATGGTGGTGGTATGCAGAAGAAAGTATTAACAGAGCAAGCATTATATTTTGGTGATGTAGAAATGCCTAAGTATTGGGACATCGACCGAAATAAATTAACTGGCGATATTTTACAATCAACTTATTCAAACAAAGATTTTCCATTCTCAAGAACTTGGGATATGTTAAATACATATATGCGAGATCACATCGGTCTTGAATATGGAATTAATCTAGTAAACAAATCAACGTGGGGAAATATCTATAAACCTGCGGAAACAACTATTCCTTTATTAAATATTGATCCAGTGGATCTACGTAACTCTCCAGACTTTACATTATTATATGGTGTAAAAGTCAAAGATTGTAATGTTCGAATACACTTTGAAGATAACAGACGTAAAGGAAGAAGTTGGGATATAGAACTTAAAAATAATATGTTTATATTATTTCCATCGACTAATATGTATTACCTAACCAATACACAAAAAGATTCATTAAACTTTGTGCAAACAATAACTTATGAATATATCTAAAAATTTTTTATCTAAAAAAGATTTTTCTAAAATCTATAATTTTTTAATGGATACAATGCTTCCTTGGTATTATGAAAATGTTACTGTTAAAGGACCTGGAAAAAAATATGGACAATTAGCATATACCTTTATATTAAAAGGTGGTGCTATAAATACTTCACAACAATTTTTAGATAATTTTAATCCTTTGTTTAAAAAATTAAACTACAAAAAAATAACAAGATTAAAAGCTAATTTATTATTAAAAAATAGTAAAATAATAGAACATTCTATGCATACAGATCAAAAAGAAGGAACTACTGGTATTTTATATATAAATAATAATAATGGTTATACTAAATTTAAAAATGGTAAAAAAATTAAAAGTGAAAAAAACAAATATGTAGAATTTAATTCTATATTAGAACATACAGGTTCTACTTGTACAGATAAAGATAGAAGGGTTGTTTTAAATATAAATTACGTATGAATATATCTAATTACTACTGGCATTTTCCTGCAGCACTTACACCAAAATTTTGTGATGATGTAATAGCTTATGCAAATTCACAAGAAGAAGTAATGGCTAGGACTGGTGGTTATGGTGATAAAAAATTATCTAAAGAAGAAGTTAAAGATTTAAAAAGAAAAAGAAACTCTGATCTAGT